ATCTGTGAGCATATTCAATGATTCTGAGGTCTCAGACAGCAATCAGAAGTCTTGATCAGAATGCATGGTATTGGTGAATCATTGATTTTCTCATCAAGAACACTGACTTCTGAATGACAAAAGATGATTGGCATGAATTCTTCACTGCATGATTCCTCACAGAAGAAAGAATGCTTCCACAACCACACAAGGTTGTGAGGTCAACAGCTGATCTGGACACAATAGAGTTCACAGAGTACATTGAAAAGATTCTCAGGTTCTGTGAGCTTCCAGAGAAAGAATGATGATTGTGAATTCCAAGAAAATTCCTTCTTCCAAAACCAAAAGGGCTTGAGAGTCCATTCTAAACCTTAACTTTTCCACATATGGTTGCAAAGGTATCAAGAAAACTGAAGATAACCACAAAAGAAGAAAGAGACAAGAAAGAGAAAGAAAGAATGCAGAATGGTGAATTGTTCCAGAAATACATGATTCACATTGGTCAGTGGATCATGATTGATTGACAAGTTTCAATCAATCCAAAGTCATGATTCATTCCAAAAGAATAGATTGAATCAGGGTTCAAAGCTTACCTCAAGAAATAATTTTTTACATCAACACTATGTCACCAAAGACACCACCAGAAATCACAGAACTCAGAAAGAGAATCAAGAAACTTTCTGGAAAGCATGAAAACTTCCTCAAGACACTGCATGAAGAAACATGAATTTCATTCAGTCACATCAGTCTGTTCAAAGACTGAAAGAGAGGAATTTCAATGGAAAAATATTTTCTTCTTGAAAGCACAGTCACAAAGCTGGAAGAGATGTTTGATTCAGTTGAATAGTTTTCAATGATACTCTTTCAATGAGAGGGCATTTTGAAGATGGTTCATCTTCTTTTATTCTTTTTCTTTCCACATATGAAAAGTCACTCTTTTCTTTCCACATTTGTCAGGTATTCTTTCACTGCTCTATCTGTTCTTTGGATTCTGTATTTTCTAGCGGATTTGCATATCAATCAACTTCCATGATTCTCACTTCAAGAAGGATTCATGATTGCTGGTGAAGCTCTGGTGTTCTGTGCATTCATTCTTGCATTCAAGGACACAAGACCAACAGTTTTTGATTTGCTCAGTGAGTCAATGGAACAGTTTCAGAAGTCAATTGATGATCATATCAGCAAAGAAAGACAAGAACTTGAGAAGAAAGCAATGTGAGGAATCACAAAAGAAGAATTGCTTGATGACTCAAGAGAAATTCCAGACTGGTTGAAACCTACAAAGAAAACAACAAAAGGAATTCCACTTTCTGCTGAACACAGAGCAAAAATCTCTGAATCTCTCAAGAAGAAGAATGCTGAGAAGAAAGCTCAAGCAGCAAGAATCCAGAAGACTGCAACAGCTTCTCAGAAGCGAAAGGCAACAAAGAAATAATCACTGCACACAACCATCTTGCTGAAGTCAGCAATATGGTTGAATGGAATAATTATTTCTCATATGAAAACAGTAAAATTTGACAGACCAGAGATTCATTCAAAGTTTGAATGAAGATGTGCATATTGCTGATGTGAAATCACAATCAAAGAAATGCAAGTTGAACACATAATCCCAAAAGCAAATTTTGAAATGTATGTTTGAAATTGATTCAAAGTTCCAGAATTCCTGAAACATTTGAGATTGTGACATGAGAACCACCCTGACAATCTCTTTCCATCTTGCAGAAAGTGCAATCACTACAAAAGCACATTTGATCTGGAAACATTCAGAAAACAGCTTTGATTGCAACTCACAAGACTTCAGGAAAACACAAACTTCAAACTTGCAAAGAAATATGGTCAGATTGTTGAAACTCCTCAAGAAGTAATCTTTTATTTTGAAAAATATGTCAAAACACCTATGCAATAATTGCATCAAGCTTCCAAAGTTTCAAGAGTCTCTTTGAGATGCAATCACAATTTCCAGAGTGCATTCATATCACTGTGCAGAGTGTGAAAAAGAATTCATGTATTGTTGCAAATATTGCTGAATGAACATGAGAGCACTTGACCACAATCAAGAATGACTTCATAAGAAACACAAATGATTGTTCTGCTCAAAGAAATGTGCTCTTGATTGGATTGATTTTTCTTCAGACCAGATATGTGAAAATGAAAGGAATCTTCAAGAGTAATACACAAAAACAACCACAAAAAGACACAATTTGTGCCTTGCATTCAATATATTTATTTTTTCACTTTTTGCAAGATGAAAAACATCAAAAAAGAAGCACAAAAAGAACAGCAAATGTTCTTCAAAAATGCTGGTGTCAAAATCACCAGTAAACACCACAAGAAAAGCAATAAAATGATTTGCTTTCAGTAAAATTTCAATATAATAGCCACATGACAGATTCAAGAACAGTTCATGTGACTTTTTATAAGAATTGACCTCAAAAATGAGTCACAAAATCTGAATTGTTCTCAGAAAAGGAATTCCAACCTGAAATGTATCATCCAACAAGAATCACACCTGAAGAATGGGAAATAATACTTTCTGTTCCTCAGAACAAGGTTCAAGAAATCCTTTCAATATTTTTCTAACTTTTCCACAATATGTGAAATTCCCTCAACAAAGTTCAGATCATCTGAAATCTCACCGCTGATCCAGAAATCAAAGAAACACCGAACGGACAAAAGGTTGCAACATTCTCAGTTGCCACAAATCGAAAGTGGAAGGACAAGCAAGATCAGCTGCAAGAAGAGGTTGAATATCACAATGTTGTTGCATGGCGGTGACTTGCTGACATTGCTGAAAGCTACATGCAGAAGTGAAAGAAAGTGTATGTTGAATGATATTTGAAAACTCGATCATGGGAAGATGCAGCATGAGTCAAGAAGTATAAAACAGAGATTGTTGCAGACTCAGTCATTCTGCTTTGATCAAATCCAAATGGACAGAAGAAAGAATCATGAGTCACTGTTGATGACTTTCCAACTGATATGGACTCTATAAATTCAGATCAATTTTAATATGTCACAAGAACTTTTCACAAAAGAACAAATGTTTGCATGCTGGATGAAGAGTGCTGAGAAAGGAAAGATGAAATGAGAGAGACTTGACAAGGACTATGAGAAGAGCTGCTTTGAAAGATGGCTTCCAACCTTTACACCATAACTTTTCCACAAATGTCTGATAAAAGCTTCATTTGAATGTCAATAATAGCAATGTTCTGCTTGTTCTTTCTATTCACTTGCACTGATGCAATCAGGATTATTGAAGAGAACTGCAACAAGACTGGTTGAAGTTTCCTTGCATGAAGGTGCATTCACCTCAAGATTCAAAATCCATAATTTTCCACACTATGTTTGACACCAAGAAAACCAAAGAATATGACCTGTCCACAGGTTGAAAGATCATGTATTTCACAGGTGCATTGTCACTCAAGAAAATTGAATCAGCAAAGTTTGAATGAGTTTTCATCAAGAAAATGAAATTCAGATTGATTCATCCAATAGGAATCATCATGCTTCTGATCCTCTTTGTTCTCTTGTGAGTTCAATGAGTCAAGGAAGAATGGGATGATTTTTGTATTTTTTAACTTTTCCACATTATGGAAGCAGTAGCATTCCTCATTTTCGCTCTCTGGTACTTTTTACCATCTTTGATTGCAAAACACCGCTCAAAGAAAAACATCTGAGTTGTTGTCACAGTGAACCTTTTCTTCTGATGGACAATCATTGGATGGTTCATTGCATTTGCAATGGCTTTCTGAGAAACAGAATAATTCTTTTCTATGTACTACACACAGCAAACAATCAATCCATATCAAATCATTATTTCCTCACCTGATCCAAAATATGCACCAAGAGAATGGTTCATCAGACAACAACTCATCAGAGAACGGATTGAGTCTTGAACAAACATTTGACACCATGTTCATCTGGAATGATAATTTCTCAATGAACAGACAGAAATGAATGCTGACAATCACAAAAGAGTTCTATGATAAAATATTGAAACCAATTGTTCTTGATTTTGATGAAGCACTCTCAAGAAGAAGACAGCATTGCAAGACAACTGATGAACTCAATGGAAGACTTTCAAGAGAGAATGAAAGGTTGAGAAGCATTCTTTCAAGGAATTGAATCAATCCATTTGATTCATAATTTGCCAAAAGCAAAATTCTGAATACTATTTCAATGATTATCACATAATGAATTCCTATGAGTGACATAGACAACGCACCAGAAGAAGACATCACAGAAGAAGCAACAACAGAAAGATCATGACTATGATGAAGACCTGAAAAGTGGACTGATCCAAAAGAGATTGCAGACAAGATTGAAGAATACTTCATGAGGGCTGTTGATTGATACCCTTACTATAAAAAAAATGTCATGTTTGAGTATGAGAAGCAATCATTCAACAAGAGAACAATTGACTGGATGAATTGAGTGTGAAGACAGTTTGAAGATGATGATGAATGGGAATCAAGAAAGCCAAAAGAACCAAGTGAATGAGAGTGGATTCACATGTATGAAACACCAACAATTTCTTGACTTGCTTTATTTCTTCAGTGTGATATTGACACAATCAAGAAATACAAGGAAAAAGACGGGTTTTTCCGACCGATAAAAGAAGCATATCTCAGAGTTCAGAAAGTATATGAAGAAAGATTGCATGGACACAATGCCACTTGAGCAATATTTGCACTCAAGAATTTTGACTGGAAAGACAAGCAAGAAACTGATTTGACCAGCGGTTGACAGCCAATGTTCTGAAAAATAAAAGTAACCATTGACGAATAAAAAAATGAATATTATTCAGGAATACGAGCTTCATGTGAAATTCACGAAAAAACAATGAGAGTTTTTGAGAGCTTTCAATGACCGCTCTATCCTTGAAATTCTGTTTGGTGGTGGTGGTCGTTCTTGAAAGACATGGTGAATATGTGAATTGATCACCATGACATCAATTGAGCTTCCTTGAATAGTTTGGTTGGTCTGAAGAAATGAATGGTCTGATCTACAAAAATCAACACTGGTGACATTGCTGAAGGTTCTCAGAAAACATGGTATGGTGAAAGGTATTCACTACACTGTGAACCTTCAGACAAAAGAGCTGGTTTTTTATAATGGTTCAAAAGTGTTTTTCATTCCTCTGAAGCAGCAACCATCTGATCCAGAGTTTGATTTTCTCTGATGATATGAGTGAACCTTCTCTTTTGTTGATGAAGCACAAGAAGTGACAAGAAAAGCAATTGATGTTCTGAAAACCAGATTGACTGAAAAAATCATGGAATATGATCTTGTTCCAAAGATCATCATGTGATGCAATCCAAGAAAAGGGCATCTGTACAATGATTTTATAAAACCACAGAAAGAAGGAAAGCTTGCAAAGGACAGAATCTTCATTCCTGCTCTATACACTGACAATCCATATATTGACCATGAGAAGTATGCTGCACAATATGCAAACTCCAACAAGGTCACAAAAGAAAGAATCCTCAAGTGAAATTGGGAATATGATGATAGACCAAACAAGCTTTTCACATATGATGCAATCTGTGATCTGTTCACAAATCCATCTGTGAGGGGTGACAGATACATTGTTGGTGATGTGACAGGTGAAGGAAAGGACAGGTGACCAATATCAGTGTGGGAAGGCTGGACAGTCATTGATCACTATGTTTTTGACACCTGTTCACCTGAACAGTATCAGAACAAGGTGAAAGAGTTTTCCACAAGATATTGAATTCCAATGTCTCAAACTCTTCTGGATCAAGATTGACTCTGATGGTGAGTTGTATGAAACTTGAAGTGCAAATGATTTCAGAATGGTTCATCTGCTATTGATAACAGAACAGACCAGCAGAAGAAAGACCAATGAGGAAAACCACAATTCCAGAATCTGAAAACTCAGTGTTATTTCATACTTCAGACACTCATTGAGACAAGCAAGATCAACATTGCACAAATGGACAGATGGATTGACCAGATCACTGAAGAGCTTGATGCATATGAAGAAATCAATGTTGATTCTGATTGAGCAAGAAAAATCACTCCAAAGGATGACATCAAGGCAATGATTTGAAGATCACCTGACTTTGCTGATATGCTTGCAATGCGTTGCTGGTTCGAGATTGCACCAAAGAAAAGAACAGTTTCTGTCTGATAATGCTCACAATTATTCAATAATCATTTTGCTGTATGAAAAAAGAATCAGAAGTCACACTCAAAGTTTCTCTTGCATGGAAGAGAACCACAGTCTTTCTGAAGTTGGTGAGACACAAGCTCTGAAACTGACACTTGAATTGAACATGGGATCAATATTTGTTCCCTATCGTCTCACATTATAGGAAAACAGAAGACAAACTCATGTCAAAGCTGAAAACAGATGAAAGAGGTGGTGACAGACATTCTGAAGCAGCAAAAGCAGCAAGGTTGCAGAAGAAGTTTGTTGCTGATCCACTCTGATTCAATAAATTCAGGTATGATGATGAAATCAGAAAGATCATCAAAGAAATTGATGAGAAATCACAAAGTGAAAAAATCTTTCAGAAAGAAGAAAAAGCAATATAATTTTTTCAAATAATCAACAAAATATGTCACTTTTATCATCTTTGTTCACAAATGCTTGAAAACAGAAACCAACAGTGAACTGATTTTCAATCTCAACTCTGGACATAGTCAATGCAACATCATTGGCGGTGTTCTATGAATTCTATGAGAGAAATCCATATATTGCAGCAGTCATTGGAAGAATTGAAAGTGATGTTGGTTCTCACTGATTTGAGATCAGGAAATACAAGAAAGAACAACCGCTTGATGCATACAAGAATCTGATCAAGGCTTCCATCTGATACACTCCAAGACAGTTCATCAAGAGAATCATCAGAGATTTTGAGGTGACTGGAAATGCTTATGTGTATCTTGCACTTGATGGAACAAAGGTGACAGGGCTTCAAATCCTCGATCCAAGATATATCAAGCCAATCATGAAGAAAGATGGAACAATCCTCTGATATGTTCAAACAATGAATTGAGTCAGAGCCTTTTTTCTTCCAGAAGAGATTCATCACCTCAGATGAGACACTGACCTGAAATATGAGTGTGTGGGAAGATCAAAGATGGAATCACTATTCATTGACCTTGAGACAGACAAGGAAGCAAGAGATTCAAATCTTGCATTCTTCAGGAATAATCAAATACCAGCTTCAGTGATTCTTCTTGATCCTGACTATTCATTGCCAACTGATGCAGCTGAAGCAGCAAAGACAAAGAAGCAGTTGAAAGAGGTTCTTGAGTCTGGAAAGTACACATGAGGAAAGAACAGGCACAGGGCTTCAGTGTGGGAAGGCGTGAAGTGAGTTGTGAAAGTTCAAGACAAGATTTCTGACATGGAATTCATCAACACACGAAAGTTCACATTGGACATGGTGTGTGCAGTCTATGAAGTGAACAAAGATATTCTCTGAATCACTGAGACTTCCAACAAGAGTGTTGGAAATGTTCAATCTGAAACATACTACTTCAGAATTGAAGAGAAGGAAAAGATGGTTGATGAGTTCATGACAGGGATTCTTCAAGCATGCTTCTGACCTGAATTCTCATATGTGACTCTTCAAGATAATATCAGAACACTCACAATCCGCTCTGACCTCTCTGTGAAACTATTTGAAAAAGGTGTTGTCACAAGGAATGAAGCAAGAGCAATTCTTCAATATGATCCTGTTGATTGATGAGATGAATTTTCACAAAGCAAAACAGCAGAACAGAAGAACAAAGACCAGAGCTGAACAGACAATCCAAACACTGAAGAAAATCAATAATTTTCAAAAGTCATTTTTCTCATTATAATTCCATCATTATGAATCCAACAGACACAAACATCACTGAAAACAGGTTCGATCTTCCAATGACCTGTGACAAGCTCGATCAATCAGCAATTGATTCAATCCTCAGCATGAAGATTGATGCTTCCAAAATGAAGAAGACCTGAAAGACAATTCCAACTTCTGAAAATATTGTTGTCTTCAAGGGTATAGTTTCACAAAACTATGCAGCTGGTGAAGCTTCAAGAAATTCATACAAGTATGATCAGACAGGCTGGATATTTGATTCATACTCTCTCAATCCTGTGATCCTCTGGCAACATGATCAATACTATGGTGCAATTGGACATGCTGTTCAATTCTGGTTGGATGAAGAGAAGAACTTGAATGGTCTGTTCTATGTTGACCTTGACACTCTTGAACCAAGACATGCAAAGCAAATAAAGAATGGATATGTTTCAGGAATCTCAACCTGAGCAATCACAGTTGAATATATGTTTGAAGAGAATGACAATGGAAATAAACTGACAAGAGCTGAAGCAGAAGAAAAGTATGGATGGGAAAATGTTTTCTATGCTCTCTATGGATGGGCAAATGATTTCATCACACTCATAGTCACAAAAGCTCAAATGATAGAAAATTCAATGGTCACCATTGGAAGCAATGAAAAGGCACTTGCAGTGCAAAACTCATTAGGAAAATCTTTTTCAAAGATTGCCGAAGAGTATAAAAATTCAAAAAATGGCTCTAATCAAGCGAATTTATCCTCTAATAATTTGACTATGGAAAAACCAGAGATCAAAAAGGACAACTCACCAGAAGACATACCAAATGCTTCTGCTGCAACAGATACCCCAGCATCTGAAGCGACAGAAACAGGAAGTGAAGTTGATGGTGGTGCTGGTGATGGTGTTGATCCAGCAACAGAGACAAATTCTGTTCAAACAGATTCTGTCAATGATGTTGAAACACTCAAGAACACTGTTGATTCTCTCAGTAATCAAATTGAGAAGATGAAGCAAGATCATGCAAGTGAGGTTGCAAAGCTTAACAGTGATCATGAAAAGGCTCTGACTGATGCTATCAATAGCAAAAGGGAAGAGGACAGAAAAAACCTTGCAACTGTTGTTGATAATCAGGTGAATGTTCCTGAAACAACAGATGAAAAAACTGAGGTCAACTCTCTTGAGGACTTCAGTGAAAAATACATTCAAAAATAGTTTCAAAATTCTTTATTTCTCTTATTTTCTCTTTTATGACTCCAAAAGAAGCACTGTTCTATAATGCAATAGCACTCATGCATGTGAACAAAAAAGGCGGTGAGATGCTCAATGACTTCTCAGCTGCTCTCAAAAACTCTGGTGAAACTCTCACAATTCGTCAACTCCTTGACATGACTGGTGAAAGCTTCCTCAAGACAAATGCCAATGAAGCAATGTCAACTGGTCAAGCTGGTTTTGGTGCAGAATTCGTTCAAGAAGTTGTTCTCTCATCAGAACTCATTGAGCGTCTTCAGGTTGAAGGCTCTCTTCTTGAGGGTGCAACAATCAAGACCATGACTGCAAAGACTCTTGATCTTCCAGTTCGTGGTGCTAAGATTCGTATGGTTGGAACTTCTGAAAATTCAGCTGCTCCAACAGGTGGTGCAGTTGCTGGTGAGAACAAGAAGGCAAAGACAGCTTCTGTTTCTCTTGAAGCAAAGACACTCATTGTGACAATATACTATTCAGATGAACTTCTTGAAGACTCTGTCATCAATATTGCTGAATATGTCATGGGTGAACTTACTGCTGCATATGAAACATCAGTTCATGAAATCATCATCAACGGTGATGTTGACACTGGTGCAACAACAAACATCAACATAATTGATGGCAACACTTCAGCTCTTCCAGATGGTAACAAGACAGACTTCCTCAAGTTTGATGGAATCCGAAAGATTGCTATCACAAAGAGTGCAACTGTTGATGCTGGTGGAAATCTTGCACTTGAGAACATCCGAACTGCTCGTGCAGCTATGGGTGCAAAAGGTCTTGATCCTTCAAAACTCCGACTTGTTCCAGACATTTCATCATACTTTGAACTCATGAACCTCTCACCAGTTGAGACAATGGAAAAGTTTGGTGATGCTGCAACAGTCAAGAATGGTGTCCTTGTTGCAATTGATGGAATCAAGATTGTCTCTCGTGAAGAGATGGTCAAGGCAACTGCCACTGGTGAAATCTCTGCAACTCCTGCAAACAACACAAAGGGTGCAATGGCAATTGTCCATGTTCCATCAATGATTGTTGGTATTCGTCGAGGTCTCACAACTGAGACTTCACGATATGTTGAAGAGCAACTCACTGGTGTTACTGGTTCAGCTCGCATTGCTCTGAACTTCAATGATATTCAGAACAACAAGGGTGCAACTTCACCTGCTGCACTCATCATCAACATATAAGAAAAAGCACCACATTCACTTGTGGTGCTGGTTCTTTTTTCTTATCACTTAAACAATCAAGATTCATATGGTCACACTTTATGCATTCAAGTTCAAAGAGAATTTGACAGTCTCGATTGGTGGAAATAAAAGGCAAGATTTCAAGAAAGGTCAAAAAATAATTGTTTCTTTCTCTGATTATCTTCCACTTTTCAGACTCGGTCTTGAGTTCTTATGAGAAGCAACAATTTCATTCAAGGATGTTGAAAAACTCCTTGTATCACCAGAAGACAAAGAATCAGAAGCAAAGAAAGCTGCTGAAGCTGCAAGAAAGGAAGCTGAAAAGGCTGAAGAAGCAAAGAAAGCTGCTGAAGCAAAAGAAACTCTTGAGAAAGCTGAAGAAGCACTCAAGACAGCAAATGAAGCGGTTGAGTCTGAGAAGACAAAACTTGCTGATGCTGAAAAAACTCTTGCTGACTCTGCTGATAAAACACCAGAGGAAATTGCACCACTTCAAAAAGCTGTTGATGATGCAAAATCATCTTTTGCAACTGCTGAAGAGACTGCAAAGACAGCAAATGATGCTGTTGAAGTTCTCAAAAATCCTGCACAGTAAAAAAGCACATTTTCTTCACAATAGTGAAGAGCAAGTGTGTTTCCGATATATGGAAAGGACAGTGAGCAGAACTCTTTGCAGAAGCAATTCTGTGAGGTCGGTTTTGCTCACAATCCTGTTCAAATATTATTCAGAATTATTTTCAAGATTATGGCAACATTCGTTTCACTTGCAACCGTAAAAACTATACTTTGAATCACTGACAATTCTGATGATACAAGATTGACAGCAATTCTGGAAGGTGTACTTTCACAAGTCTCACTTCAAATATGAAATATTGAAGAGTGAGAGAAATCAGAATATTTTCCTGTCAACATGGAAAGTGTGAAAAAATGATTTCTTCCATTATCTGTGATCAATGCAACTGCAATCAAAGAAATTGATTGAGTGGATTTCTCAACAAAAGTGAACTGAACTGATTATCTGATTCTTGATGATTGAACTGCTCAGGTGATAGACCTTTCATCATTTATCAGCACAAGTTTTGATAAATTCAAGGTGAAATACACCGCTTGATATGCAACACCACCAGATGATTTTGAAAATATCATTGCAACAATGGTTGGTCTTGAGTTCTCAAAAGACCTCTGAAAAGATGTCATTGAAGAGCAGACATGACCAAGAACAGTGAAGTGGTCTGATCCATCAAGGTGACAAGGTTGAGCAGATGCAGCACAGAAATCAGCAGCATCAAGACTCAGAAAATATATTCCAGTTCATTTGAGAATTTTCTAAAAGCAAAATATGAACCGCAGATTCTACAACTACACATGCACAATATACACTTTCTGACAGATTGAGGAAAGATGAACAATGGTTGAATGAAAGATTCTCAAATATAGCAACATCAGATGTGCAATCTGGAAGAACACAAGATCATATGGTGAAACACCACTTGCTGTCCAGACTGCTGACAACAGCTTTGAAATGAATCTTGAACCACAATATTCATCAGTTGCTGTCTGAGATGTTGTTGAATCTGAGATGGGAACATTCAAGATTGAACAGATTGTGAAGCACCACAACCACAGATGAAGACTGGAAAATCTTCAAATATTCATTTCTTCCACTACATAGAACATGGCTTCAAACTTCTCAATAAATCTGTGAAAAATGGTTGAGGACATGGCAATCAAAGCAGTGAAAGAAACTCTTCCTGAGCTGCTTCAAGAGGTCAATATGAAATCACCAGTCAAAACATGAACCTTTCTTTCTCAGAACAGGATCATGTGAATCAGGTTTGAGGAATGAAAGGTGATCTGAGAAGTTGTGAATGAATGAGACTATTCAGAAAAGGTTGAATATGGTTGGAAGAAAAAAGCGGTGAGGTGGCATATGCGAGACTGAACCATCTTTGTTTCAAAGGGTGCTGAAACTTTCCAAAGAGCTTTGCTCAAAGTAAAAACTAATTTTCTCAAAAGACTATGACAGTAATTGCAAACATTTGATCATATTTTGATCTGATAAAGACTCACATTGGTGGTCTTTCTGTTGGTTTTCCAATCTATGCATGAAAACCTCTCTGAGAGATTGAATGAGTGAACTGATATTTCTATCTGATCCAGAACCAACCAGCAATTGAAGATGATTCAACAGGTGTTCTGGAAAAGGAAGCAATCATTGAATTTGTCATCATTTCTGGTGACAAAGCAACACCAGATGTTGTTCTCTATGAAGACCTTGATGCACTCTCAAACCTGATTGTGACAGAAGCTGGTGACAAAATAGAGCTTCCATGAGGTTTCACCATCTATTCAATCCAAGAGATGTGACAATCTGGAATCCTCTCAGACACAAAAGAAAGATCATATGTTGCTGCACAGTATATGTTCAGATACAAGAGCAGATATGCTGCAACACCAAGACTTCCATAATCTTTCAAAAGTCACTTTTTTCACTATAATGCTGAAGATGAAGTGAGCTGGGGAGTTCTGCTTCACAACAATTTTATTTCCTTTATTTTTCCAAATATGTCTGTTCTTGATCTTGAAAAAAATGGTCTGTTTGGTGAGAATGGCACAGGGAAGTTGTATATTGCCACTAATTATGCTTGAACCACCTTTCCAGATGGTGATGGTACAAATGAAGATGAAGCAGTCACAACCCTTGCTGCACTCACTTATGCAGACATTGGATATTTTGAGAAATTTGAACCATTCATCAAAAAGGGTGATGAGAAAATCATCATGACTGACTATTGTGATGTTGGTGAAATTTCCCGAAAGAATGAGCTTGTTCCATGATTCAAAGTTGATGTTCAAGAGATTCTTGAGATGGCAAATCTTGCACAGATTCTCTGAACTGAACTCAACACCGCTGCTGGTTTTCAGCTGATCGGTATGAAGCGAACCATGAAAACAAACCCTTATCAGGTTTTCAAATTTGTCTCTTGTCCAAAGGGTGGAAAGTCAAACACTTTCTACTTTGTCAAAGCATCACTTTCTGCTGATGTGACAATGCCTTTTGCAAACCTCAACAGAGAGGATTTTGCAGGTGTGACACTTGAATTTGAAGTAGCCGAAGGGTGAAACTTTTACCTCAGAAAAGAAGTATAAGTTCTATCTTATCATTAAAAATCCCATCTATTCGGTGGGATTTTTATATTTCCAGATGAATCATCAGCATGTTTTTCTTTTTCAAGAACAGCATTTTCATATGTCACTATAACACAATCATAGTGATCTTGTGACTTCTTTTTGTCATCACCATTCTCTGATAAATTCTCATGACTTTGAATATTGAATCACAGCTTTTGATTTTATGTTATCACTTCAAAACTTTCATGTGCAATAGTGAATATGTAGTCATGTTTTGAATGCATGTTTGTTGTTTTCTGATCATGTACACCACTCAAGATTGTCTTTGTGACAGTTGAGCTTGTTTCAGTCTTTGTGGTTCACACAAGGAAGATTCAGAGGATTTTGAACATGTTCTTGAGCAACAAGGCGGTGAAGTTGATATGTCTTTCTTATTCATGATTTTGAGAGAATAACTGTGAAATATCATGCTGAATTCACTCATGGATTCAGTGTTTTTTCTCTGAATTTCCCTATTCTTCAATCATATAAACTTCTGATGTTTCCTGATTCACTGACTTGATACAATCACTCATATCAGGTGATGTCTTTCCATTGTTCCATATTATAAAAAAGCACACTCATCTGGAAGAATGAATGTGCATAAAAAAGCAAAAAAGATTGCTTTCTCTTCCAGTTGAAAGAAATCTTGAGTGTATTATATGTATGTCACACAAAAATCAAATCTTTTTTCTGAGATTTTCAAAAAAGAACATTTTCAATATAATATGCAGTATGAAATCAACTGAATTTCCACTCAAGAAGACATTTGAACAAGATTTCCTTTCAGCAAAATGAAAGAGCATCTTCACTCTCAAATATCAGCAGTCAACCATGAAAGAATATCATGAGTTTTTTGCACTGTCTCAGGTTGACCAGATGAAAGAGCTATATTCAATGATCAGAGAGCAAATCCCTCTCACAAAGATTGAAAAAATGATTTCCATCATATTCAAATGATTCAAAGGGAAGATTGAAAGGTCTCTTGATATTGATTCAATGATCCAAACCATTCTTGAGAACAGATTCAGGACATATGAATCAGTGTTCACAAAGACTGCACATCTGAGGAAATCCACATCAAATTCAAACAAAAAGTCACTGTTTTCAGCTGGATTGTCCATAGTTTGTCAGAAATATTGCATGTCACCAACTGACCTTTTTGAACACTACACACTGGAACAATTCATGTGGCTTCAGGATTGAATCATCTTCAATATGAATGAACAGGACAAAGAGTGACAGACAGAAAATCAAATTGCTCTTGTGGACAAAGATGAAGTAAAGAGAAGAGCAGAAGAGACCAGAAAGGCTTTTGAGGAAGCTGGAAAATAACACATTTATTCATCTTTTATCCGTAAAATATGGCAACAGAAAAACTGACAGCACAAATCATTGTTGAGACTGATCAAAAATCACTCAAGCAATCTGAACAAGAGATTGAAAGATTGAGAAGTCCAGAAGCAATCAAGATGGCTGTTGACCTCTGACAACTCAGACAGCAGCTCAATGTTGTGAAAAAGGCTCTTGCAGAAGCAATGAAAGTCTGAGATTCAGACCTTGCAAAGAGAATGTGAGGTGATCTTGAAATTCTCAAGAAGCAAATCACACAAGCAAACAGAGAATTGACAAACTTTGTCCGAACTGGTGACAAGGAAGTGTCAGTTCTTTGAAAGCTATTTCAACAGGTCTGAGTTGACATCAACTCTGGATTCTGAAAGGTTCTTTCTGCTCTCACAGGAAGTTTTGCACAGTGAGCTGCAAATGCATTCAATACTGTCTGACTCTGAGCAACATCACTCTGACAGAAGCTTCAAGGATTATCACAGAATGCACAGGAATCATGAAACACCATCTGAGCAGCATTCTGAAAGTGAGCTTTGCTTGCTGGTCTTGCAGCTGTTGGTGCTGCTGTGTTCAAGCTCGGGGAACAAGCACTTCTTCTCTGAGATAAATATGAACAGGCTTCATTGTCATTCACAGTGATGCTCTGATCAGGTGAGAAGGCAAAAGAACTTCTTGCTGATTTGTCACTCTTTGCTTCAAAGACACCATTTGAGATTCAAGGGATCAGAGATTCTGCAAAACAACTTCTTGCTTTTGGTATCAGCTGAAATTCTCTCATAGGAACATTGAAGATTCTCTGAGATGCAGCAGCAGCAACAGGAACACCGCTTGAGCAAATTGCATATGCATATGGACAGGTGAGAACAGCAAATCAGCTCTATTGAACAGAACTCAGACAATTCATCAATGCTGGAATTCCACTTCTTTCTGAGCTTGCAAAGATGTATGGTGTGACAGAACAGGATGCAAGAAAGATGGTTGAAGATGGGAAAGTATGATTCAATGATGTTCAGGAAGCATTCAAGAGAATGGCTTCAGATTGAGGGAAATTTGCAAACATGATGTGAGTTCAAGCAGAAACACTCACTGGAAAATGGTCAAACTTGAAAGATAGATTCACCATATTTCTTGAGCAAATGTGATCTGCTCTTCTTCCATTTGCAAAGCTTGTTGTTGATGCTTGAGCATGGCTTTTTGGTCAGTTCTCAAATAGCTTCAAGGGAATGCAGATGATCACCACTATTGTCACAGCATTCATCATTGACCGCTGGTATTATGTAGCAGATGTCTTCAATGGTGTTGTGATATTCCTGAAGAAATTCAAGG